ATTTGAAGTTGAAAAGTGTATAATACAAGAATGTGAGAGTGCGGGGTTAGAGATAACAGAAGACGAAGATTTAGCGGAAGAGAGGGGATATGACCGAGCATTTGAAGTTGTTAACCCATACAAAGATAAACTAAAAAAAGTTTTAGAAATTTGTAAAATAAATGCAAAAGGTTGGGATGCAGATCAACACGATGGTAAAGCAGAATTTAAAACGATTTGTGATCTTATTGAAGACAAAGGATGGTATAAAAAATGACACAACGCTACGAAGTACAAACTAAATTTACGTATGGTTGGGAAAATGTTTGGCGTGATGAAAATGGTAATTTAGAATATTTTAAAACTAAAAAACAAGCTATGAAAGCATTAAAAGAGAATGTTGATGATTGGAATAACGACCCAAACACAACAGAAAAATATTCTTATGATGATTACAGAGTTATCTATACCAATAAAGACAATAATACTTGGTTAGTTTTTAAAACATTTAATTAACAGAAAGGATAAGAAATGACACAACGAGATGAAGGACACGACTATAGAGATAGTAAAAATAAAGCAGAAGAGTATGAAAAAAAATTACAAAGAAGAGATAACTTTGTAAATATATTTGATGAATGGTTAGATAATTGCCCGTATGTATATAAAATTACAAAACCATCTATGAATATTAATGATGATAAAATTGTTGTAGAGTTTAATATTAAAGAACTAAGGAGTGATCAATGAGAGAGTATACATTCGTAAGAGGTGATGGAGATAAAAAAATTATTGAAGCTAGAAGTTTAAAAAAAGCTATAATAAAATATGGTGGTAAAC